CAGACTGAGTGCTGTAACGTGAACGCATTGCGAAGATGAGTCCAGTAGGACCGTTCATTGGTTGAACGCCAGCGAGGTCATAAGCGACCAGGTTAGGCATTGAACGTCTGATCAGGGAGATCAGAACTGGGTCGAAACCAGCAACGGTCTGACCGCCACCAGCGCTATAACCACTGCTAGCACCAGCGGCGTTAGCAGCGTTAGTTGGAGCCTCGGAGAGGAATTCTCTTTCCTCACGGATTGCTCTTTCTTGGTTCTCCAGGAGAACTGCGGTTACCATTCTCTTGTGTGCATCTTGGATGCCACCGAGACCCTCGTGGTTGAGGATAGGTGCCCACTTCTCCTGCAGGTGTTCAGCATTGAAACCTTGCATTTGAATTTTACCTCTTAAAAGTTTTAGTTTGACTTATGATCTAAAAATCACTTTTTAGAAACTCTGGTCAGAGTAGTGAGATATGACTCCATTAAACCAGACACTTGGACTGGTGCAGTGGCGTCTGCGCTCTCAGAAATGTTCTCTGACTGATCTCTTTGAGTACCAGCAGTTGAAGGGAAATAAGATTCTCTCAATGCTACCAGTTTCTCACGATACTTCTCTTCACTATCAAACTCAACATTTTCGGCAAGAGAAGCGAGTTTATCCTTCTGTGAAAGTGCCAGACCTTCACAGACCTCGGAGAAGATCGTGTCAGCGACCGACTCGGCTAATCTTTGTTTGAGAGCAATATTTCTTTCGATTTGCTCGTTGAGTTTATCTTCCATTTCATCTAACTTCTCTACCATAGTAGAGAGAACATCATATTTCTCTTCAGGGATTGATACATAATGATCTTCAAAAAGACTTCTCATTCCAGTGAGGAATGATTCGGTCATTTCAGTCTTGAGTCCTTGCTCAACAGAGAGTTGATTTTCGGTCATCCACTCTTCTGCAACATACTCAAGATAAGCATCAACTCTATCGGTCAGTTCTTCCTTAATGGTTGCAACTTGCTCCTCAAGAGTTTGCTCATACTGTGCAGTCAGTTCTTCTTGAATTTCTGCAACTTTTGCCTTGATAGCAGTTTCAAAAATGGTGCGTGCTCTCTCTTCAAATTCTTCAGAGAGTTCTTCGCCTTGGAGAAGAGCATTAATGTCTTCTTCGACATCATAGGTCTCTTCTTCGACAACTTCTTCTTCAGTAGTTTCTTCTTCGGTAACTACTTCTTCCTCAGCAGTTTCTTCTTCTGCTTCGGCAACTACTTCCTGATCTTCCTCAACCTCATCTGCCTCTTCTTTAGCCATCTTTTTCATTGGCTCGGCAGGTTTGGCACCTTTCTTTACAATGTCAGCGACAGTTGCAAGTGAAGGTTCCTTGAGTTTGGCAGAATCATCATCTGCTCTATAGTTTTCTGGAGTAGGACCACCGAGATCTTCCACAGCAGGCTGTCCAGGAGTTCCTCCAGACAGTTTTTGCATTGGTTCAGCTGCAGCAGCGCCTTTCGTTACTACGTTTTCCATTTCTTGTAAATTGCTACCAACGGACATTTGATTAGATATTTTTGTATTAATCTATATTTATTTATAAATTAAAGATTTGAGAGGAATTCGTTGAAAAGATTCAACTTATGCTCTTCAAGTCTTCTTTGGTCAACGAGAGTGTTAATTCTCTTCTGAGTCTTTTCTGCGAGTTGCTCACGAAGGATTCCTCCTTCCCAAACCCACTCTTTACCTTCCATAATTCCCTGAACAAAAGCATCAGGAGCAGATGGATCGGCAACAATATCAGCAGCAGTTGCTAACATAAAATCTTCACCGACAATTTTATGTCCTTCATTTGTGGTTCTTAATGAACCAACGCCACGAGAAGAAACTCCGAGCATTACACCCTCGTCAAGGAGTGAAGATGCAATCTTACCCATAGGGGTATTGAGAATTTGTGCTTTACCTTTGAAGTTACTTCCTTCCTGAACGAGAGAAGTAATTTTGTGGGAAACACGATCAAGATTGACAGTAGGACCATCAGGATGACCGAGTTCGCCAAGAGCACGACCTTTCTTGACAAAGGTTTCGTTGTATCTCTTCACCTCACGGGAAAGAGTTTCCATAGGATACATTCTACCATTACGGTTTTTGATGTCTCCTTGGAGAAAAACTCCCTCAATGTATAATTTCTTACCAGCACCTTTGCCTTCGGTAATAATTTTTACGTTTGAAATTTCTTCTGTGATAAGTTTCATTTGTTTATCCAGTAAATCCTACTTTTGCTCCGACTACTGCATTATCTGATGCCCATATTTGGTCGGCACCCGCTTTCTCAAAAAACTCAACGTGCCCTTGAGGAAGAGATACAGTTGCAGTATTTGCATATCCAGCAGTAGTGCTTTTTGCAATACTTACTGTTGCAGTGCTGCCAACTCCATTATAAACACGAACTACGGTGGCATTACCTAACGTTGTCGTGGATGCCAATCCTGTTTCCGTCCCAATTAATAAAGTTCTTGTCATTATTCTTGTTCCTCTGATGATTGATCGTCACCGAATAAGGATGCGCCAACTGTTGGACGAATAGCATCAATTCTTTGTGCTGCTTTTGCATAAAGAGCATCTTTAATTTTGTCGCTAATGTCTGACGCAGCGGCATCTGACCCTATCAAATTTACAATTTCTTCCATAAAAAGTGATTATAACTATATTTTTTATTTATATCTCGCCACCTTTTGGTTCTTTGACCTGAGTGATATCTCCTTGTGCTTCTAAGTCTGGTTCCATCGGAACATCGCCCATCATACCCATCTCACCTTCTTGTGGTAATGGTTCACCGGTGATTGGATCAATAGAACTTGGATCGGGAATAATACCATCTTTAATTTCTTTTTCAATTTGCTCATCAATTTCAATGATTTCTTGATCTGTTTGGCGAAGAACTCTCTTTCTTACATATTCTGTAGAGTAGTACTTGCCAATATAAGGTTCAATAGTAGCAAGAACACCAAGACGCTCATTGAGCATTTCGGTTTCTTTCAGTTCGGCAAACTGATTATCATATAAGAAATCATATTGGATATGATCTGAAATTGTTTCCCAATCTTCCAGAGATACAATGTTCTTAAGAATCAATTGAGTCTTTAACATATCATTGAACATCTGAGCAAAACGCTTTCTCAGACGACCAACAAACTTGGCAAATTTAAGTTCGTCTCTCAGAATCTCAGAAGAACGACCAAGGTTGAAACCACCATCGGCAGCAATTCTTGACTCGGGAACTCCAAGTGCTCTGTAGAGTTTCTTCTGGAAATATTCAATATCGGCAAGTTCACCTAAGTTTTGTCCACCAGGAAGTGTGGTGATTTCAGTTCCTCTACCACCTTCACGTCTTGGTAGCCAGAAATCTTCCATCATAGACATAAACTTGCGATCATCACGAACTTCGCCAGTATTTGCGTCGTATACAAGTTTGTTACGATAACGCATCATAACGTCACGAAGATATTGTTCTGCCTTCACTTTAGGAAGATTGCCAACATCAATGTAAAAAATTCTACGTTCTGGTGCTCTCGAAAGTCTGTAGATAACAAGAGAGTCCTCAATCATTCTCAATTGATTGAGTGCTTTGATTGCTTTGTGAAGATATGAAAGAACCGAACCCTTATTTCTATCTACAAGACCAGAAGTACAATAAGTAATAGCATCTTTGGCGATTTTAGTTCCCTTGTTTCCACCGCCACCACTCATCATTCCTGTTGGGTAGTTTGGTTTCGGTGTATAAACAAAATATTCTTCAATTTCTGGAGCAATCGCATTATTTTCGTTATTGCGACCATAAATATTTGGTCCAATACTATTGTTGTCTCTTTTCTTCTCTTGGCGGACAAACCGCATTTTCATAGGATCAATGTATCTAAGTTCCTTGATACCATCCTGCGGTTTCTTAAGATCAATTACCTTATGATAATAAAGTCTTCCGTCAATATACCAATTTCTAAAAATTTCGTGCGACTTTTTATCAAAGTCTAAGAGTTCTTTTATATATCTAAATTCTTGTCGAATTGCCGTTTTTAATTTATCAGTTGCATTCAGATTGGACAATTCAATTTCTATAGGTGAATCGTACAAGTCACTTACGATTGCCTCATTTACAACATCCTCAATGGCACCATCACATTCTGGGTGAAGTGCCATTTCTCTATATCTTTTTATTAAATCAAACTCAGTTCTATATACTCCTTCAATGTCTACATAAGAACCATAAAATCCACTAGAAATATAGTTATCAACCCCGTCCTCATTATTTTGAGGAACGGGGGAAACTATAGAATCTGGTTTTTTTTCTGTATCTTCAATAGAAAAACCAAAAAGTTTTGCCATATTATAATCTTGTTTAGACTGCTATTCTACTATTTAGGCGATGTCTTCACCACCAGCATTAGGAGAAGTTCCTCTTGATGCTTCCCACCACTGAACCTGAAGTTCTACAGTGAATTCTTCAATGGTGTCAGTAGTTTCGTAACTCAGGTCAATTGTTGAGATATTCGTTGGGAATACATCATAGAACTTATAAGATCTGAGAATTCCACCATCACGACCAAGCTGATAAACAAAAGCATCAGACTGATATTGCTCTGGATTTGTTAATCCAGTTCCATCGTTCATTTTATTGATTGTATTCATCCACTTCTCAAATGCTGAGCGAATGGAGAAATCGACATCGTTGATGACGGTGATTGTCCAGGTTTCGAATGTTCTGTCTCCAGCGATCTTAAGAATACGACCTCTGAATGGAACATCGATTGGAGCAACTGTTGATGCTGGAAGTGCTGCTGCTTTTACAAGGAATCTTGACTTTTGTAAGGTGTCATTATCGACACCTACAGCACCAGGAAATCCTAACTCAACCTCAAAGAGATTTGGTCTTGCACCACCACCAGTTAGTTTACTCTTAAAATCAGTGATTTTTCTGAGTGGGATGTTGTTTACTTGTTGACGGGTTGCCATAGTTCTTTAAACCTCTAATTTAATTAAACGTTACCAATTACTTCTTCAAAAGCAACACCAGTTCTGGTGGCAACAAATGTAAGACCGATGAAGTTAATCGATCTTGCTGGTTTAATGTAGATGTCAGCAATAAACTCATTATTATCTATCACGGCAGCAGTGTTATTGGTTTCATCACAAATGACGACATAATCCGAGATTCCCCTCTTTGCCTGAACATCGCGGAGGAATGGTTCAACGATATTTACAAAATTTGTTCTTGTAATTTCATCATTGAACTCAAAGAGTTGATCTTTAGCAGCAGCAGAGATTGCATCTTCAAGATAAACAAACAAACGACGAACGTTAATTCTATCGAATGCTGATGCCTTAGCAAGTCCAGTTTTGTCTCCAAAAAGAACAATTCCAGAACCAGGTGAGAAGATGACAGGATTTACTCTTGAA